TGCTAGCGGATGCAGTCTTTAACGACTGTCCTCGTAAGAGATGCAGATCTATTGTGACTAAGGATGCGTTACCCCAATGATGAATTGAGGAAGCATGAAAAGCCTGATAGATCTATGGTGCATCTCCGCTGAAGAATTGGCGGAGTGGTGCCACACTTGCACTACGTTTGACATTAAAACCGTCAAACGTCGTGTCGAACACGAAGGGTTTTCGTTCCTAACGATAACCCTTCCCGACTTCGGAAAAGAGTTTGAAAAAGCTCTCGACCGAGGTTATGTTGACCTCCGGGAGTTCAGACCTTTCAAGTTTTCAAGGAAAGGTCCGAACACCTACATGGTCCCTGTATTCCTACAGGGTTTCATGCGTCAAGTGTTCGATGAGGTAAGTGGTCAACTTCTACCGATGCCAAGCATCGATTGCATCTTCGCGATCAGGCAGTTAACTAACCTGTTTGCAAAGATCGAACTTCCGTGTAGTGATTCACGTGTAGTTCGCGCGATGCAGGCCTACGTAGAATGTGAGAAGGAACTTGAAGCATGGGAAAGTACGGTCCCAGAGGCGCTCTTACAGAGCTTCTCCCGGACCTCCCGGCTGCTGTTTGCTGATGTTTGCACTAGTGTGGACAGCGATGTCTATACTGGTGCTATTCAGCCTGCTCATGGTCCTGGGTCTACGGCAGATGGACTTGTTGGGAACAACAAGTTCAGAATGCCGCAATGGACTCAGAGATTGGAAAGCGTCTTCCCATATGGGGAGTTCGTCCTTCCGATCTGGAGGCACTTCGACCTCCTTGACCAGATCGAGTTCCTTGAACCTGGTGAAGAGATGCCTGTTAAGGTGATCTCAGTACCTAAAACGCTAAGGAGCCCTAGGGTGATAGCGATGGAGCCGTCCTACATGCAGTTCATGCAGCAGGGCATACTCCGTCGTTTAGTCCTAGAGTTAGAAGACCCAGAGGAGCCATGTTCTGGCCTCCTTGGTTTCACGGACCAAGTCCCTAACCGGGATTTGGCTCGTGATGGTTCCCTAACAGGTATGCTTGCTACCCTTGATCTAAAGGAAGCAAGTGACCGTGTTCCTTATCTGCTTGTAAAGCTAATTCTCGAGAATCACCCGTGGCTTGCCGCTGCGGTTGATGCTACGAGGAGTAGCAGAGCAGAAATTTCCGAGTTGGGATTGTGTATCCCCAACCTACGGAAGTTTGCGTCTATGGGTTCCGCCCTGTGTTTCCCGTTCGAGGCGATGGTTTTCTTGATCATCGTCTTGATGGGAGTTTCAAATGCACAGGGTAGACCACTTACGCGGAGCTATTTGAAAGAGCTCCGTGGTAAAGT